TGATTGCTACTGTTGGTCCGCCCGACTGGGCAACTAAACAATTTCTCATAATTTCCTCCTAAAAAGTCAAACTATTTCTAGTATAAACGAATTTGTGACAAAAAACTATATCTATGTTCAGAACTTTTTATTTTTATTTGCATAAAATACTAATGTAAACATTAGAAAGATGGTGTATAAATGAACTGCACAAATTGTAATATGCATTCTAACCAGATGTCTCCCTGCAGATGTAGCAATCAGGCACGAATGAACAATATGTACCGTGGTCGCAATCAAATGAGTGGAAATATGAATCAGCCTTGTTCTTCATGCAGGAATGCCGGTCCTAATAAAAAAGATGATAAACATGATAAAGAAATGAATTCATGCCCTTGTCATAAAGATGGTTGTGACATAGGAACTGATCATGTCGATAAAATGAATCCGGCTATGGCATTTGTTCCATGGCAAAAATGGGGTGAACTTTTCGATATGTGTGATGCATTTGAATGCGGAACCATATTTAAAGATTTAAATAAACCATGGAGGGGTAGAAATGAAGAATAATGCAAATCGTTTAAAACTTATGAAAATAATTAATCAGGCAAGTTTTGCAATGGATGACGTAAAATTATTTTTAGATACTCATCCCAGTTGCTCTGAAGCGATTGAATATTATAAGAAAGTTAAAAAAATAAGAATGGATGCCGTAGATGAATATACAAGGGAATTTGGTCCCATTACAGCCTACGACGTTGATGTTAAAGACTATTGGAATTGGAACGATTCCCCTTTACCATGGGAAGGAGGTAATTGCTAATGTATAGTTATGAAAAAAGACTTCAGTACCCGGTAAATATAAAATTTAGGAACCCCAAAATTGCACAGGTAATAATATCTCAGTATGGTGGAGGATATTGCAATAACGTATGACAGTTTTTATATAGAAGAAAGTGGTGATTTTTCATAGAAATTTAGGGAAATAATCTTAGATTTTAAAAGGCTTATAAAAAAATTCTGGAGCACCCACAACAAAGTTGTTTGATGCTCCTTCTAAAAGATTGCTCTTTTCAATACTGACTATCAGTATATGATTAATTTTTTTAATTGTCAATATAAATAGGGGAGTACCGAAGTACTCCCCATTAGTCAGTTCCTGTTCACTTATTCGCCAATTGCCTTTTTAAATTTCTTCCATACTTTTTCGTTCATCATCGGAGCTGGGCAATGTTTTCCGTTAACGTCAAAATGACGTATAACTGTATGTGCATTAGGACAGTATTTGCGAATGTATTTGATTAATCGCTTAACTGCTGCTGCCTGCTCTTTTGAATAAGCTTCTTTGTCCGTACTGCTGCATAATTCAATTGATACCGAATTAAAGTTAGTACATTTGCCATAATAACCGCCACCACCTGTAGTTTTACAATCATTGTATTTTCCACCTCCGACTGCCCATGCCGTTCGGTTCATTGGAATACTTCTGGCTGTGTTTCCTAACTTATCTACGAAGAAATGTGCTCCGGCAAGTCTTGTGTTTCCTGTAGCGTAATAATCAGCATTGTTTTTGGCCGTATCGTTGCTATTTCCAGTGTAATGAATAACTATGTATTTTACATCTTTTCTGTTTCTTTTGGTCGGTGAATAGCTGATTGATTTAGCCATTCTCTTGTACATCTTCATTAATATACCTCACTTTCTAAATCAATATCTTCCATAACTGCTCTTGCTTCAAGAATTGCAATATACTCTGACATAGCATTTATCTGCATGTTATAAGTGCTTCTAGGACAAGTAGGGTTAAATGCCAATGTTCCCTTGTCCCACTTTTCAATCATTGCCTTTAATCCTTTATATCTTATTACAAGCTGTAAATACTCTGCCTTGAATCTTTCCTTATAATCGTTGCTCTGCATTAATACTGCTGTTGAGGGCAACCTTGTTTTATCATATTCTCTATATGCCTCTTCAAACTGCTTCTTAGGACTCCAACTCTCATATCCGTCTGAATACTTAACCAGAAATCCTTCATCTTCTGGATTCTCATTTTCAGGAATGGTCCAACCTCGATATTTGTTATAATCTCCTCTATTCATTTCTGTTGCTTAAATAATTTTTGTTCCTACATATTTCTTCATTATTCTTCCTCCACTTCCGGCAATCCTGCCACTGATGTTGCCACACTTAATATTCCTGCAAGTACTGTTGCTGACACAACCACCTTCCAGTCAACTGCTGCTAACACTGCTGCAGAACCGATTGTTGCAATAAATGTCTGTGCCATTGTTTTTACAGCTCTGACACCTGCTGCCTTAATCCATTTCTTTGTCTTGTCACTCATTCGTTTACTCCTTTCCCTGCTTCATTGGCAGTTCCTTTACTCTCTTATAAATCTCTGTTCCTGTTCCATTTCCGCCCAGTGCATGATATGCATTATATAAATGTTCAAAATCATCCAAAGCTTCAACTGATATATGCTCCTGAGCTATGTACTGTTTTCCCAACGTGTATATCTTGTTATGCAGAATTGCAATAACTCCGTCCTTAATTAATTTATATGATGAATTTTTTAATTTGACATAATTAACTGCACTAACAAAAATTGCACCAATTAATGAAGGAATCCCACACAAGGATAAAATCTGATAAAGTGTCATATATATCTCCTTTTTTATTCCTCTGTTGTTTCTTCTGATTTGTTATAAAGTTTATAATTTATATATCCATAATCCGTAGAGTCTTGTGAAGAGTAATATAAATATAAATCATCAAAAGTAGAAATATCATATTCTTTATTTGATGTAACTTCAAAAAGACTATCTGAAGGTTTAGTAAAATCTATTTCTTTTTTATCACAATGAATAGAACACCAGTCATTTTTTGGTGGCAATGTATAATCTTTAAAACCGCCTCCTTTTGTATTAGCAGTTCCAAACTTTATATATTTGTATTTCCTTACATCAATAGGAACATTTTTATTTCTAGTTATATTAATTATTCCCTCGTGTTCTATTCCAAGAGTTCTACACATATCAGAATATTTTACAGTCATATTTTCAATTTGATTTGTAGCTGTGTTATTAATGGCATCAATCTGACTTAAAGCTGTGCTATTAATGGCACCAATCTGACGTGTAGCTGTGCTATTAATGGCATCAATCTGTATAGATGTTTTATTCTCAATCATTCCTATCTGATGTGTAGCTGCGGTATCTATATTATTCAACTGTTGATTTGTTATATTTGTTATATCTCCTATTTTTGCAGTTGTGATATTGCCTAAGTCTTTAATCTTGCCGTTTGTCACCTCTGTTATTTGTGTTGTTGCCTGTTCTGTCCTGGTATCTATCTGCTTTAGACATTCTTCATTAACTTTGACTTTGTCATTTGCTTCGGCTACAAGTTTTTCTGCGTTTTCAAGCTTTTCTTCAACATATTTTCTAAACGGCTTTTCCTGTTCAGGTTCAATGTAATCTGCCGGCTTTGTACGTGCCTTAACAGGAATAATAACAGTCTTGATTGTTGTTTCACTATCTGAGTTAATTATTTTCAAATATGCCAAGATTTTCTTATTTTCCTGCAATAAAATATCAGGTATTTCTACCTGACTATCGTTTATTGCTTTATTTATTGTTGTTTCGCTATTGCCATTTGAAAACTGTACCTCTGTTCCATCTTCTATTGGGTCTGCTATCTTAAGAATCTGTCCCTTGTCATATTGATACAGTTGTTCAATCTGCGTCAGGGTTGAGTTTCCAAATTCTACCTCATGTATGTTATTGTCCATGTCTGCCTCCTTTCTATACGTCATAGCCGGATATAAACTTTCTGTTGATAAAAAGAACGTTGGCTCGTCTTCCTCCCCCACTTCCTGTTACATAGTTCCCTGACCTTGCTGCATTGGTTTTTAGATTTCTCGTTAACAATAAATTGAAACCACCCTGTCTTACTATATCAAAAGCTGTATCAGGATAAGCATTCCAATCTGCATTAATTGCAGCTATGGGAATATATCCATCCGGGACATAAATAGCAACCGGACTTTCATTTACAACTACCGATACACAGCAAAACATTTTTCCAAATATGTCTGATACATTTTCAATTTGTGCAGCGCCTTTTACTATCAAGTCACCACCAACACCTAAATTACCACCTATATATGCATGGCCTTTCCCATATATTTCTCCATCTCCTGTTACATAAAAGATATTTTCCCATTCATCAGTTGTATTTAATCGTCTTTGAACAATGTAAGTCATCCAATTAACTTTTGGGTCTGCTACAGGTTGAAAATACACTCTATATGTATATCCATCAACTCCTACCGCATCCTGGTACAGTTTATCACCATCAATAGTCCATCCACCAAAAGTTCCTCGATATGCATTTAAACCATTGTTATTTATCATTCCAACTAAATTACCTGATGCATCTGTAACCTTCAGTACACCATTGCCGTTCTTTTCTCCACCAAGATTAAGAGTACCACCCTTTGCCCAATCGAAACTGATACCTATAGTTGATAGTACTTTTGTAATTACATTGCCATCACTTCCAAGCCCTGCATTAAATGTCTTTCCACCATCAGTCGAAACTGCTATTGCATTGGCTGTCAGTTTCCAGATTGTTGTTGATTCTTTCAATGTTTTTTTATCGTGCAGATAGAAAATAGTTGAACCATCCTTCTGTTTTTCCTCTGTCTTATATATACCAAACGAACCCATCATCAAATCCGTCAATCTCTGCATTTCGTTATTGTAATCATTAATCAAATGTTGATTATTCTGATTTGCCTTTGATACTATCTTGTCAGATATTGAAAAACGCTGGTATTGATTTTCTGTTTCAGTTTCAGCGCCTAAAGATAGCTCCTGATTACCACAAAGTGTAAAAGTACAGTTTGTGACAAAACTTTCAAATGACCTTCCTTTTCTGTCAGTTACTTTAATGCTGTCTCCTGCTTCTATTGTAGGATCAGATAAACACGATAAACTGTAAACCCTTATTGTTGTTCCTACCACGGAACTTTTTAGTATATTCATTACTTTATTTGCCATGTACTCTGTCTGAATCAAGGGATTGTCTTCCATAGTTAGAACATATCCTTCTGTTCCAACAAATGCCGTCTTGTTTTCTTCCGTCGGTTCAGATTCTCCTTCCTTAACGGTTGTAACTGTATATCCAAATCTTGCTCCTGTTATTGTCATTGATAAACGATTCTTTGTAAGAGTTGACTGTTCAGTTATCTCATAAGGTGAATCAGATTTTTTATACCATGTAAATTTTAATTTCTGATCATCTGCTGCTATGTATGCATATTTGCCTAAAATCTTTCCACAGTAACTTACAACGTCTCTATATGTAAGTGAATCCGTAGCCGGTTTTGAATTAACTATATAATCCGCTCCGGTTCCTAAATTTGCATCTAGCGTTAAGCCACAATGTTCGCACGCATCCTGAAGTATCTCACGAATACTTGCAGGATATGCCAATGTACTTTCAGCATATGGCAAATCAAGGAACAGTATTTTATCATATGCTTCAATTACTATAGTGTCTCCTGAATCCTGGGCACTGTTAATGTAAAATATTCCCTTTGTTACATATTCAAAGCTGTCTTCTACTAAAAGACCTATCTTTGTTGATATTCTTGCATCTGTCAGGTCCACATCTTCAAATCTTTCATCCGTGTTATCGATTGTCAGCGATAATTTAGCCGCCACAACACTTCCTACATCAAATGTACTGTCAGATGATGTTGCTGAATTAATTGAATAAGCTAAAACATCTGACATAGTTAATGGTATTTGTGAATCATCTTTAAGAATTATTGTATCTTCTAGCGAGAATATTCTCTCTTCTTTTATACATTCTTTATATTTTTCTGTTACATTAATCATTTAATTTCCTCTTTTATCGTTCTAATAAATTTATTATAGCGTTGCACCGGTGCAACTTTTACTGTTCTATTAAATCTACTCCGACACCAACATAACATGGTAATCCATTTACAGCACTGTACACCGGATATGTTGGTGTTCCTGCGTACATTTTGTAGTTTTTCTCCATGTATGTAACAGAAAAGAACGCATCTCCAATAGCTGTATTTAACGCGTCTCTTTCAGCTGCTGTCAATATCGGATATTTAACACTAAGTTTTAATTTTGTGGCTATAATATCCCCGGTCATTTTTCCATTTAATAACCTACCGGTGTTCTCACTCCATATTTTCTCATAGCTTTCCTCAATTCCATTAAGAGCTGGTTCCTTATCAAATTTCTTATTACCTGTATTAATTATTAGCGTTGCTTCCATATCATTTACCTTTCTAAAAAAAGCATATGCCCCATTCTAAATAAGAATAGGGTTTATGCCTACTTTTCTGGTTCTACTATTTACATCTTTTACGACATAATCTGTAATTTGTTTTCCACCTATATATACATATATTGGTGTACTGTTATTATTTTGTCCATTGCCGTTACCCATTGCAGCCTTTACTGCCGAGTACACAGGGAATCGTTTCTTGGAT